CCTGCTGGTGGCCCCTGGCGGAGCGGTCGGCTTCCTGGAGATCAAGCGCCAGGGCTGCAAGCCTACCGCCCTCCAGCAACTGGAGATGACCAAGCTCAAGGACAAGGGATGCGAGGTGGCCTGGGTGGACAGCGTGGTCAATGGCAGGCTGTTCATAGACGGACTGCTCAAGAAGAAAGGAGAGTGGATATGAAAACAGAAGATGAAAAACGCATACTAATTGCAGAAAAAATAGGCTGGAAAAACTGCATATTAATCCAAGCCGCAAAACTGGAAACTTCAAAATTTAACGTTTGGAAACCAAAATCAATAACCGGAATTGCTCCTTGGGATGATGAATTTGATGGTCCTAGAGGATTGCCTGATTATTTTCATGATCTTAATGCAGCACATATCATGGAGAAGAATCTCACCATTGAAGAATGGGATAGTTATTGTGATGTTTTAGGAGGCTCTAAACAGGCTTGCGCCCACGCTACGTCCGACAGACGTGCCGAGGCTTTTGGAACAATCTTAGGGCTTTGGTAAGTAAACCATATGACCAAGCCCTTTCCATCCTCTGAGCCCCAAGACCTGCTCACCACGCACCTGCTCTCCCCCGGCGTGGGGAAGCTGGGGTTCGTGGGAGTAGGCATCGGCAAGACCGGTGCGACTCTGAACGCCATCAACCAGTTGTTCAAGGAAGGCAAGACCCAGGGTGTGCTGGTGCTGGCACCGATGCGTGTAGCCAACCTGACCTGGCCCAACGAGGTGAACCAGTGGAAGGACTTCTCTTGGATGAAAGTGGCGAACCTGCGCACCCAGGCAGGCAAACGCGCTTTCTTGTTAGGCAAGGCACAGATCTACGTGTGCAACTTTGAGGGAATCCCGAACCTGTTGAAGCTGGTGAAAGAGCGACGGGGCAACGGGCTGCCCTATGACACGCTGGTGATCGACGAGTCCACGAAGTGCAAGAACCCTTCAGCTAAACGCCCGCAGTCTTATCGCAACTTCATCCCCTTCGAGAGGCACAAACGCATCTGGGCGCTCACAGGAACACCGGCCCCCAACTCCCTGTTAGACCTGTTCGCACAGGTCCGGTTCGTGGACAACGGCAAACGGTTAGGCCGGTCCTATGACCTATTCAAGCAGGCTTACTTCAAGCAGACCGGATACCAGGGCTACAAGTGGGAGGCGCTGCCGGATTCCAAGGACCAGATAGAACAGCGCATCTCGGACATCACTCTGACTCTTCGCTCGAAGGACTGGCTCGACATTCCCGACACCGTGGTCGAGGACGTGGAGATCAAGATGCCTGCTGACCTGATGAAGGAGTATCGGGATTTTGAAAAGGATCTGGTCTTGAAAGTAAAAACAGGTGCTGAGATCACCGCGGCCAATGCGGCAGTTCTGGTCAGCAAACTGCTGCAGTTCACCAGTGGCGCAGCCTATGACAACGAATCGAACAAGCAGTGGCACCACATCCACGATCTGAAGATCAAGGAGCTGGCCAAGGTGTGCAAGAAAACTCCGGGACCCGTGCTCGTGGCGTGCGGGTTCTTGCACGAACAGCAGCGCCTACGAGCTGCCTTCCCCCAGGCCAGGTTCTTCGCTGATGCCAAGACCCCAGGTGCCCAGTCAGAGATGCTCGACTCGTGGAACGCCGGCAAGATACCGATGATGGTGGCTCATCCACGCTCCATCGGCCACGGTCTGAACCTGCAGCATGGTGGCAACACGCTCGTGTGGTTCACCCTGACCTACAGCCGGGAGGACTACGAGCAGATGATCGCTCGTCTGGCACGGCGAGGCCAGGACGCTGTGGTCAACGTCTATCGCCTCATGTGCCCGGACACTGTGGACTACGCCGTGGCCACCGTGATCGAAGAGAAACGCGTGACCGAGGACCGGCTGCTGACAGCCTTGCAACTTTTAGAGAGCTACCGCGACGGTGGCAAACCAACGAAACTGACAATCATTGAAGAGGAGGAATGGATCTAAAACTATGAACAAATTTTTCGCATCAGCGAGTGGCTTCCTTTGCGGGGCTCTGTCTTACTTGTGGGTAAAAGAAATAACCACTGGAGGAAAGCACATGAACACGGCCATCATTATCGGTGTTGTTCTGTTGTGGCATCTCAACGAAATGAAATTTCTTCGATCAACCAAATGAGCACTGAACTTTTTAACAATCAGGCCCTGGACCGTCAGGTCGGTGGAGTCCACTACAAGGGACCGGGCATTCAGCCGGTGATCTTCTGCGAGCACAACCGACTGCCTTTTAGCATGTCGAATGCTATTAAATACCTCTGTCGATACAAGACCAAGAATGGCCGGCAGGACCTGGAAAAGGCCCTCCACTACATTGAGATGGGTGCCAGCTTTTACCAGGAGCTTGGCAACCCGTTCCGCTCGGATCATGAGTGGAGAATCGAAGCTGACGACTTCGTCCGCAGCAACGGATTGAAATGGCAGGAGCGAGATGCCGTCCTGTGTCTCTGTGCCGTGGACCGTCTTGGGCTGGAGGGCTACATCACCGCCCACGCTTGTGTGACCCTGCTTCTGAGGAACTACGATGGCCCGTCACCACAAGCTCTGGGCTAGGCACGCCCGTGCCAAGCTCATGGTGGAGCTGGGCAACTGGTGCAACGAGTGCGGGTCCATCAAGGACCTTACGTTCGACTGCATCATTTCCCAGGGCCATCTGCACCACAGCATGGACGCCTCGGCGCGCATGTGCTTCTACCACCGTCAGCATGAAAAACAAAACGTCCAGGTCCTGTGCCGGCGGTGCAACGGCCGCAAGGGCCACGCCGAACGCATGGCGCACCAGGCCCTGTTAGACTCGCAACCATTTTAACTTAACCACACGCCGATAACCGACAACATCACTATGACCCTTCACATTCCCTCCTGGATAGTTTACACCGCCTTTTATTGCACAGCAGGATCCGTATTTCTGATCCTGGTTTGCTTCGCCCTGGTAACCTTCCATAAGAGGACGGTTTCTTACCTTAAGAGCGCACGTTATTACTGGTTCGCCAAGCTCATGATGTGGAGCAAATACCACAGGGACAAAAACGAAAATAATATTTGGGATATCATTGACATTCACGCGGAGGAGCTGCGGCAAGAGAATCCCGAGCGATTCCGCCAGATTAATAGCCGCCTCAATTTTAGCACGAACATGGATAAAGGAGCGCGCATCACAAAAGCGGTTGAAGCTTATCTGGCGGACCCAGAGCACCAGAAGCGCTCCGATATGGAGAGTGTAATCATTCAAGTGCTAGAGGCCGCTTAATCGCCTTAGCATCGCCCGTTCACCAACTCCGCACGCATTACCTGTCATGACCATCCGCCAACTGCTCCAAGGGCTGCACAAGCTGGCCGGCGAACTGGGGGCTGACACAGATGTGGAGATCGTCGGCCCCAGTTTACATCTCAAAGTGCATGAGGTGCGGGCTGGCACGGTGGGGCCTTACCCGGTTGCCTTGATCCAGACTAGGACACGAAAGATCGTGGCAAATAAAAACAAACACCTTCGAAAGACCTCCAACTCCAAATACCAGAAAGCCTATTACGCGAAACATGTGGAATCAGGAACCTGCTATTCCTGCAAAGCCCCACTCGGAGAATCAAAAACCCTCCAATGTGAAAGCTGTTCAGAAACTCGAAGGGTGAAAGCCCGGCAGCGTCTGGCCGATAAGCGAAAGTTGCGTTCCTGAACCATCTGAAATACCATAAGCCTGTGTCCGTATTGACCAAAAAACGCCCTGTCGAAAACTCGGACAGCATGAAAGTGCGCAAGTACGGGCTGTCGTGGTTCCCCGTCTGTGATGCCAATACTGGGCGACCCTTGGCAGAGTTGCCGGATGTGATGATCGAGTCTTACATGCTGACCAACTACGAGACCTACTCCGCCCATCCAGACTTCGAAGGGATGCCCTGGGTCGAGCATTTCAAGCTGTTCGTTTCTATGATCTGGGGCCGGGAGGAGTGCAGCCGCAAGTTTCTCTGGAACCCCTACGCGGAACGAATGCTCAAGGAGGCTTATGAGAACAAGTTCCTGGGCATCTCCGGTCACGCCAGCAGCGGCAAGTCGGAGTTCGGAGCCATCTGGGGGATTGTAAACTACCTCATCCATCCCAAG